AGGACCCTAGAGCAGGATCGGAATGTGGGTGCCGCTGGTCAGCAGTGGCAGCTCGCCCGCCGTAACGCCAAGCGCCGGCCAGGCGATGTGCAGCGCGCCCCGCGCCAGCGTCTCGGTGTGGCGCCCGCCATCCCAGTCGAGCACGATGGCCCAGCCGCAGCGGTGCGGCAGGTTCACCAGCGCATTGCTCTCGATGTCGATGTCGAAGCTGCCAGGCGCGTCGGCGATCACGCCTGTCCATACCCCCAGCGCGCGGCCGTAGGGCACCGCTGGCGCGCCGTAGTCCCAGCCGCACCCGCCGTGCGGCCGATCGGCGAACACGAACATGCGGCACGCTGGTCCGCCCGCGCCACCGGTCAGATCGAGTGCCATGGCGTCGGGGTGGTCGCTCTCGATCACCGACACCCGGAGGTAGAGGCAGTCGCTCGCGGACAGCACCAGGTCGCGGCGCGGCTGGTGCACTGGCGAGGTGCGCTGGTATGGCAGCACCAGGGTCTGCGTTGTCATGGCGTCGTCTCTGGCGGCTTGGTCAGTTCGGCGATACGCGCCTCCAGCGCCTTCCGCTGCTCATCGAGCGTGACGAGCTGCGTCATCAGGTCGAGCCGCGCGCCCATCAGCTCAGAGATCAGCAGGTGCGCCGCCTGCAGCCTGGGGTCCGGTTTATTCGTGGTGCCGTCGAACATCGGATGTCTCCCTAAGCTGCGATCAATCCGAGACTGACCAGCGCCGCATGCACGCCAGCGATCGTCACCGGGACGGCGGTCGGCTTCACCACTGGTGTTGCGCCGTAGAAGCCGAGCTTGCCGCCGCTGGGTTGCAGCGACAGTGCCGCATCGGGCGGCCATGTAGCCGTCAGCGTCAGACCAACCCCGGAGCCACCGAGCGTCGCCAGGGGATTTGCCGGCGGGCTGCCTGATGCGACGTGAGGAAAGACAAGCGTCGTAATGCCAGTGACCGCCCCTGTCGCCGGATTGACCGCATCGACACGATGTTGGCCCTGATAATCGTCGAACACGACGTCGCCCTTCGCATAGTTGCCAAGGGATGATCCCGCACCACCGCCGCCGCCTGCCGCAACGGTGACGGCCGAGGCAACACGCCCCGTCACGTTGATAGCGAAACCGGCAGCGTTGGCCGTCAGGACCGCGCTCTTGATCTCGACAACGCCGTTGCCTCTGTCTGCCAGACCGGGTGACCTATAGGTCCAGCCGGTTGCTTCGGTGACGTTGAGATAGCGCACGTCAAGCGCGTATTCCGCGGTTTGCGGCGCAAAGACGATGCTGCGCCCCTGACTGCCGGCGGCGGTCTGAGGCGCTGCAATCTTGATCACCGCGCCATTCGGTGCAATCGACCATGCGCCATCTGTGACACCCACTTGCAGACCGGCACCGAACTGGCCCGACGCCGGTGCGGAACCCTGCCCGGTCAGCACGAGGAATGCCGCCAGACTGGCGCCGGTTCCGCTGTCCTGATTGAGCCGGATAAACGTGTTCATGTTCTTGACGGCCACGGAGGCACCAGCAAGGAAGGTGCCGAGTGCAAGTGTCGTCGTTGAACCGCCCGACATACCGACCGATGGCGTTACCGTCAGCTCGCCCGGCCAATAGAGATTGACGACAGCGGCGCCCGTGGTTCGCTGCGCGGCGATCCCAGCCGCGCGCAATGCGGCGTTAGAGTTAATCGCCGCGACAATGCCGTTGGCGATTGCGCTGTTACTCTGGCCTGTGCCAGTCGTGTAGGTGACTGCGACAGGCGATCCCGTTATTCCGGCAGATGCGAAGGTGATCGTCGCTGTGTTCCCGGCTGTTGCTGTTCCGCCGACCGTGATCGGCTGAGTGGACGCCTCGACCGCCATGTTGGTCTCTACTGGATTAGCCGTGAACCAGTTGGTGGCGCCCCGCAGCATCAGCACTTGCGGGTTGAAGGCGTAGGCGGCGCCGTTCATCGCGTTCGTGATGTTCGTGCCGCCAGCGTTGAACGCAACCTGTGTCCACGCCTCCATCGAGATATGCTGCGGATTTGCAGCCCCGGTATCGGAGGCGCCCGACTGCACCAGGAACGACCGCAGCCCTCCCTTGGCGCCCTTCGATCCGCTGAACTGGTGAGTGAGTGACATCAACATAGAGCCACCACTGTCTGCTGTGGTGTCGGCAGTATCGGATGTTTCGAACACATGGGCGTAAGTGCCGCCGGTGCCGTTGTAAACACCCGTGTAATTAGAGACGAACCGCGTGATCGGAACCGGCGTGGCAGTCGAGAAATTGAATGTCGCACCCGTCGCGCGATATCCGAGAGCGGTCACAAGACCCGCAACGCCGATCGTCGTGCCAAAGGTCCAGCCGCCGGTCAGACGGTTGATCGTCGTGTCGCCGTTGGTGCCGGAGCCAGCATTCGGGTAGGGTCGAATGAGGAAATTGTCTGTCCCGTCCAGTATAAAAGCAAAGCGGTTTACGCTGGCCGAATTGAAGCGCATGGCGCGCGTGCCGGTCGCGGCACCATTGATGGCAATCAGGGGGGTTGTCGCAGCGTTTCCGCCCACAGTCGCGTCAGTTGTCGCGGTGAGCGCAGCAGTCACCAAAGCGGTAAACGCTCCGGTGTTCGGCGTGGTGTTGCCGATCGGCGGTGGCGATGTGAGATCGGCAATGCCGCCAGATGGCCCAGGCGCCCCAGGCGCCCCAGGCGGTCCGGGTGGGCCGCGCCAGTCCTCGTCGATCGGGTCAGGCGGCACCTCAGCCGGCGGCAGGTAACCGCTGAACGTCAGGCCATCGCGTGGCATAGCGGTGCTCCTACATCGGGATACGGCGTGTCCATACTGTGCCGGTGTTGATGAATTGCACCGACGACCTGGCTGTTGTGACCGTCGTCGGCGCACCGGCAACCGAAGCACCAGCCGCAGCTGATACAGTCAGTGCGCCCACCGGGTTCTGGAAATTGATCTCCAGCTCCGCACCGGCCGCGTATGCACTGGCCGGGAAGGCCGGCAGCACAACCGAGGCGCTGGCAATGCTCGTGGTATTTGTGACCATCACGAAGGAGGTGTTGGCGTTGACGGTGACGGTGCCGGCATTGACGAGTGCCGCGGTCTGCATCGCTCCGTGGGTCAGCGCGCCGCCCAGCCGCGTGTTGCCGAAGCCATCATTCGCCAGCAGCGAGCCGTTGACGCCAGATGCCGTGTCGATAACGCCGCCGTCTATGTAGCCGTGATTGACGTTGCCGCTCGTGATGGAGGTAACCCCCAGGACCGCCGAAATCGTGCAGTTGAGCGTCGTCGCGGTAGTTCCAGCAGTTGCCACATGCCGACCATTGACCGAGATGATGTCGGCACCGACGCCAATCACCGCGGAAAGGCCGAACAGGTCGCCTACGGCAACGCCGTGCGCCACATCGGTTGTCATGCTGATGGCGCCGCCGGTATTCGTCCCGCCAGTGACCCTGACCGGCACCCACTTGGCCTTGAGGAAATCAAACCCGCCGGCACTGTTATCGGCGCCGACAATGAAGTTCGTCTCATTGCTGCCGTTGTAATTGACCCCGACCGTTAGCCCCTTCGGTGGAAAGTTGGTGTTGCCGTTTATCGCGTCCTGGAACGTCAACCCAGAGACGTAACCGGTCACGGTGTCATAGTTGACGCCTTGCACGCTGCCGACCTGATAGAGCGACAGATCGGCGGGGAAGTTGCCAACCGTGTTGATGCGTGGGCCGTAGCTGTTACCGCTCGATGAGCCGGTCGCGCCCCAGTTGCCGCCGAGGGCCGCCATCATGCTCTTGGTGGTCTGGGCGTCCTCAATGCGGTTGCCGATGATGGCGCAATGGTCCGGCTGGTCGAGCGCGATGCCGTATCCCGTGCCATCTGGGCACCCGACCTGCGGGTTAAGGATCAGGTTGCCGATAATGCTCACCTTGGTCGACTGGCGACCCACCATGATATCGCCCGTCATGTTTAGGCGGGAGAAGCTGCGGTTGTCGGCCCAGACGTTGTCGTGGACGAAATTGTTCTCGACCAACACGCCATCGGCCAGACCGAGCACGATGCCCGGACCAACATTGCCAAACACACGATTGCCCCGAACCAGAGTGTTGCGGCTGAGGGACGTCTCCAGGTTGGAGACAACAGAAATCCCGAAGCCTGGGTTGTCCCGCGCCACACACCCGACGATCTCGCAGTCCTCGCACTCCAGTGTCTGTGCGTAGTCGCTGAACAGCGAGATGCCGCCAGCGACGCACTCATATACCTCGCAGTTGCGGATGAAGCCCTTCCTGACACCACCATACAGCACCAGACCAAGATCGTTGATGCCGGAGACGGTGCAGTCGGAGAAGCCGACGTTGTAGCTGTAGACCTCGCCGTTGTTGTCGTTGCCACCAAAGCCGGTTGAGTTGCCACAGTCCCGGACGGTGATGCCGCTCACCTCACCGTTGGTGCAGCAGGTGATGTTGATCCCGCCGTTGCGGACGTTCTGGATCACGCCCTGCCTATTACCTCGAACGTAGATATCGCGGCACGTATTGGTCTGGCCAACAATGCCACTGCCCAGCACCACGACACCCCAGCCGACCGTAGGGTTGTTGTCGCGGTTGCCGTCGAGCGTGCCGTATAGCTCGATCAGGATATTATGGGTCGGCTCCGACGCGTTGTAGGGGATGGCGAGCATGTTGGCGTTGACATTAGTGGCCAGCTTGATCGTCGCGCCGGCTTCGATGATCAGGTGAGAGTTAGACCGGAGGACGAGTTGGCTGGAGATGCGATAATACGCTCCGGGTGTCGCCGGAAACCGCAGCGGCCCCCTGCCGGCGGCTGCGTCGATTGCCGCTTGAATCTCCGGAGCATCATTGGCCACGCCATCGCCCAGCGCGCCGAAGTCGCGGACATTGAGGCCCCAGCCGTCGGCTGAGATGGGGCCTGCTGGCCCCGGTGCTCCTGCCGGCCCTGTCGCCCCCGGCGGCCCTGGGGGACCGATCCAGCGCTCGGGATCGGGGGGGCCAGATGCGGTGCCGGGGTAGTCGGCATATCTTAAGCGATAGCTCACTACTGCGCTCCCACGTAAGATTTTCTGTTATGCTGGAAGCGGGCGCCTGGATCGCTGCAAACGACCCAGAACGCCCTGACCAAACGACCCTGTTGTGGAGGATCAAATGGCTAGAATGGTTTTGCCCCCGCGAGCCCTCGTCCAGCAATTGCTACGATACGATGCTGAGACAGGCCGCCTGATCTGGTTGCCGAGGTCGCGAGACCTAATCATCGACAACAATAAGCGGGCAATCTGGAACGTCCGGTATGCCTCGAAGCCAGCGGGCACCGTGAGGCAAGGAACAGGCTATCTGTATATCGGGATTGGCGGCACGATTTATAGCGCGCATCGCCTCGTATGGCTTCACGTCTATGGCGCGCCGGTTCCGCATATCATCGACCACCGAGACCATAATCAACTCAACAACCGCATCGACAACCTGCGTGCGGCCAGCCTGCGTCAGAACCGCGCCAACAGCTTCGTCAGGAGCGACAGCCTGCTCGGCATCAAGGGCGTTTCCCAGACCAAACAACGACGCTTCATCGCTAGGATCGGCCACAATGGGCAGGCGATCTATCTCGGCACGTTCGATACGCGAGAGGCAGCGATTGCCGCCTACAAAGGGGCATCTGCCAGCCTTTATGGTGAATTTGCTAGGTGGAACCAGCGCTAAAAGTATTCAGCGGCCACTCTTTCACCCGATGTCGGCAGGGCGGTGACGACGGCCAGCTGTCGTATGGCGAGCAGCATCTCGGCGGCGTTCACCTCCTGACCGAATTTGGGTGCCATTGAGTTAGCAGCGAGGACTTCATAGCTTTCGGCAACTATCTCAGGAATGTCCTGGCTGGTCCACCGCGCCATGCCGCGCGCCACCAGGTGCGTATGCACAGCCATGACCGCCTCGACCGCGATGTCATGGCTGGCGATCACCGCAGCGCCCTTGCGGACACGCCCCTCCAGCATCAGCACCACGGCGGGGTCCACTGTCTTGCCGAAGCTGCTCGCGGCGTAGGCAGCGGCGAGCTTGGTGTATTCCTCGGCGAACGCGCGCGGCACGGCATCGCCGGTCCACCAGACCGTCGCCTGCGCATCGAGTGCGGCATGCACCGAGGCCACCTTATCGACCAGCAACGCCTGATCGGCGGGTGCCGGCGTCTCTTCTGCCGCGATGACGCCTAGCTCGATGAGCGCGCCGGTGGCGATGGTTGCGGCTGGAACCATTTCCGTCAGCGTCGGGCTGTCATCGAGCGGCACGATGCGGACGTTGAGACGCCGCAGGGCGCGCTCCGCTAATGCAGAGACCGAGACTGTCATTTGAATGGCTCCGGCTTGGTGTCGTGCCCTGGCGGCTTCTCAGGCGGCGGCGGTGGGCGAGCGGTGCCGCATGCATCGCAGTGTGTGTGATGCACCAAGCTCCGCTCGCCGCACGCTGTGCAGCGCCAGGTCAGGCGACGGTGACGCTGTTCGACACGGGCGCTGCCGTCGAACCTGCAGCGTTCGTCGCCGTGACAGTGCACGTCGCCGCCTTGCCAACGTCGGCCGGCTGCACCTCGTAGGTCGCCGCATCGCTGCCGGCGGCCGTGCCGTCGAGTTGCCAGGCGTAGCTGTAGGACGTCGGCTCGCCCTCCCAGATCCCCATCGTGGCCGACAGCGTCGTGCCCGACTGGGTCACCAGCGGCACCTCGCTGTTGACCGGTGCCGTGGCTTCGCCCTCGCCCTCGCCGTTCCCACCACCTGGTGGCGGCTGCTCCGGCGCAGTGATGCCGGCCGCGAGCGACGACATACGCGTGGCCGTGGCGCTGGCTGGTGGCAGGGCCTCACCAGCCCGTGACTTGCGCAGCGCCTCCGCAGAGCCCAGCGGCGGCCCTGACGGTGCCACCGGATCGAGCCCGACCGCCAGCAGGTTCGCATCGCGCGCCGCGAGGTTCTCCTCCATCGTCGCGCCCGCTCCACCGCGCGCGCCTTTCCCCGCATCGGAGTTGTAGTCGAGGATGACCTGCGCGCCGATGGACGCCGCGCCGATCGCCTCCTTCTGCTCCGCGGCGAGCTTGTCAGCCGCCGCCTGGTCTGTTCCGGACATGATCTTTCCCCTTATGCGTCGGGTTCGGCTGTCGTGTAGATCGTAAACACGCCAGCGTCGGCCGGTTTGTTCTGGTCAACGGACGCATCGGTGCCGAAGCGGAGCTTGGCCACGCCGCGCATCTCCTGGATGCCGACGCCATGGAAATACCCATAGTCGCGGGTATTCGTGGTGCTCTTGGTCCGCTGCGCCCATGCGATGCCGACCGCCTGCGCCCCGCACAGGAACGTTGGCGCCGCATCGACCGTTCCGCCCGCGCCCACGTCGGCGATGACGGTCATTTCCGGAATTTCGCGCACGACCACGCCGTCCCAGAGCAAGTCTCCGCCGGTAAACAGCGGGTTGTCGCTGCCGCGTGTCCAGGCATCACGGTTCGCCTGCATCACTGCCGGGTCGTTGCGGAAGTCCCGGAACACGTAGGGATGCATGAACGCCACGAACCACTCTTCGTCACCGCTGATGCGCATCGGCCGGATGCGCGGCGATGCCATGAGCGCGCGACGCTTGGCCATGCTCAACACGGCGCCCGACATCTTGTCGGCAGTCGTATCCAGCGTAGTCAGCGCGGTTGCCATGACGCCGGACACATGGTTCGCGGTCGAAGCACCGAACAGGACGCGGTCGGTGTTGTTGACCAACCACGTATTCCTCTGGCCAGCAGTCGCCGCGGCGTAGGTGATCTGCACGTCACCGTCGGCGGTCATCGAGCCGAGGCTGGTGATGATCTCCGCGCGGAGCTTTTCCAGCGACCAGTCCATCAGGGCGTCGCGGGCAGCATCCCGCAGCGCGATGACGCTCTTCTGCTCGTCCCAGTCTGACACGGCAACTGCGTGACGGACCGGGCCGACCACGACCTTGAGGCTGCGGGCGTTGAGGATTTCCTCATTGCCCTCTAGGACAGTATTCCCAGTTACCCCGGCTCCGACCAACCTACGAACGGTCGGGAACACGACGCTGTCGCCCTTTTCGCGCTCCAGATCGACCTTGATCTGGATCATTGAGCCCAT